CCTCCAGAAGCATACCAATTGTGACTACGGAACCAAACTGCATAGTTTTTAAACTCAGTACCAAATGTAGTTTTAGACCAAGTTGCTAGGGTTCCAAAATTGATGCCCGATTCGTTGTCGGCGTCGTCAGCTGAAAATGCCGTGGGAGAAGGGGCGTAACCGGAATTGACGCGACCAGTACGCCACATATTGACGTTGATAGTCTTGTTAACTTCATCTCCATCTAGAACAAATACGACAGAATCATCAGCTGAAAGCGTAAGCGAGCGCGCAACTGAAAGTTCATCTCCAACAATAAAGTCCATTAGTGTAGTTGGCGTTTCAATCTGCGTGCGGACCTGATCCGTGCTGAAGAATTCTTTTACGTCTCGGATCTGCATCTCGTTGGAGCCACTTTCAACAACCAAAAGATCGTCAGCACTCATGGTTGAGGTAGTGAAAGTACCGGCTGCTTGAAGTTGTTCTCCATAGGTTATGTTGCTAGGCGAAGCATCGGCATCAAGAGCATCGCGAACGTCACGGTACGAATAGCGACCAAGCCAAACGTTTGTTGGAGTTGGTGCAGTGCGCCTAAAACTAGAAACAAGATCCCTGCCCGTTATCTTGGTGGCAACGTGCGATTGATTCCCGAACTGACTATCGGTGGCATCATCAAATATCTTGACAGCGTTACCAACCGCAACCGGAGTGGCTATTGATCCATTGTTTTCGGTGGTGCTAGTACTTTTGATCGAATTGGTCTTATAAATAGTGCCCCTGATATTGACCAAATTATCATTGATCGAATCGGCGACCTCCTGAAGACTGGCAGATGCAGGGGTGGGAAGAAATGTGCCTTTCCATATTTGGGGATAGGCGCTAGACTCTAGTACCCCCATATCGGCCGGATCTACAAAAGCATACGGGCCGCCAACTACAGCAGAAACGTTATCGACCTCTACGTAGGTATCGGTACTCGGAACCAAATGAGCACCTTTGGCCTTGATGCGATATAGACCACAACTCGAGAGGCCTACCCAAGCACCCGAACCTAAAGTGTCTCCACGGTTAGCTATATAAATATAGTCGCCAATTTGCGCTTTAGCAAACATAGTATTGTTTGCCATTACCCGCATTGTACTGCTGGTATTTGTAATAGTAAGGGCATTGCCTTCAGCCGGAGCAACACCAGTACGGCGTGCAGCGTCGCTATCTGTAGAAATAACCGCTTCTGCCGGACGTCCGGAAGCGTCTGTATTTAGGCTGTACGCTCCGAGTGTCGTGTCAGAAACTACGCTTCCCTTAGCGTCTTCGATACCAGCACTTACAGAGTCGCTAGACTCAACATCGACGAGCATTCGTAGGTTGCCTGTTTGACGATTCAGCTGAAAGTCAGAATTTGTCCCCGCGTCGGCGATTGACTGGTTCGGAAACAAGATACCCAGATACGAGCCACCCAAAGCAGAGATTGCAGATTCTGCTCCAATCTTATTGGAAGCAAAATTTACTTTATTGGCAGAGTCTAAAGACGCAGAAATTCCAGCAAACTTCTGATTAAAAACCTCCACCCACTCTTCGGCGGAAATACTGTTCAGCGGTCTAGAATCAAAATCGAGCGTACTAAAGGAGCGATCCTGCTCGGGTGTTCCGTCGACCGAAAGTATCAGGTTTCCGCTTGCAGTAATATTCCATGTATCAAAAGATACGGTACGAATCAGCGCAGATCGTGCTTTTTCGCTGAGTAAAGTATTGTTTTTATATAGCACTATATATGAATATTTGTTTGTAGGAAACTTCAGTACTGAATTGGCATATTGGTAGCTCTCTTCACTTTCGGACTGCTCTGAAACTTGAATATATTCTGCGTCGTGAGCTACGGGATAAAGAAGAATTCGAGAAGAATTTTCGGTGAGTCTGCACCTAAAAAGTTGGGCATTTTCATTGATTACTACCACGATTTCTGGAAGCGTCGCCGCGGCAATGTTATTGAAGTCTTCGGCGTTAAAAGTAATTTCTTCTTCTACTTCATCGACAGCAACGCGAAAAACAGAGCCATCAACTAGCTCGTAGGGGCCGTCGACCTGGTTGACAACCTGAGGGCGAGGGAGTGGATAGTTGGAAAGCTGCAGGAACTCCTCGCGGCCCGTGGCTGAGTTTAGCAAAACGTCAACGCCCTGACCGGCATACGAAGGCTGAAAGCCAGAACCGTCGTCTACGTAAACAAGCGACGGATTACCAACATTGGTAGGCTCCGTCATAGACGCTGAAGAGATCTGCTTCCCATCATCTTGATCCGACAGCCCCACCAATGAGGCTAGAATCGAAGCGCGAGTACCGCGGGCCAAAGTATTGGCATAGGTTTTTAAGCGATCTCGCAGTTCATCGTCTGTTTCTACGTCACGACCGGTAGTAACGGCACCAGTATTTGTAACGGTCGCACCAGAAAAAGGTGCCGTATCGAATGCAGTAATAGCACCGATACCTGCATTACCCTGTGTTCCTACTTGAGAAGCAACTATGGCAATGTCAGTAACGGAGTCTTCACCGGCAGGAATCACGGCATTGCGCAGCGTAGAAAATCTGATTTCTGGAGTTTGGTTATTTGACGGAATCTTAACTATCGTGCCCGCTCCAATTACCCTGTCTGTAGTGCCTTGGGCGTCAACTACCGAATCAGAAAGAAGGTGATCTTTTTGCAGGGCGCTCGCAAGATTGATTCTGAAATAAGAACCAAAGTCGTCGATAGAAGAATAGGCAATAGGACCTTCGAACTGCTGAGTTCCTCGGCCTATATATAGTGAGCCCCCAAGTTGATCCCAGTCGGATGCGTCATTTACGTAGATCGTAGTGGCACTAGCAATCGGCGGATTTTTTACAGCGTATAGTGTAGTGGCTCGTTTAGTGATATTTGAGTCTAAAAATTTAGCAAAACCAGTAGCGCGTACCGCAGTCGTCCGGGTAAGTCCGTACGTTGTAGCCCGAGCATCAAGATCTGCATTTTTAAGGGCGTCGATGCTTAGCGCTTCTAGTACGCTTAAAACAGCGGCGCTATTTTCAAAATCCGCCTCGGCGACGGCTTCTAAAAGAGTAGCTAAAACAGATCCGCGCCTAACATCGTTTGCGGGCGTGTCGGCAATTATCTTGCGAACCAGTTTACCTAATTTTTCATTGAAAGTTTCGATGCTTACAGCCATCGACTACTCCGATCACGCGCTTACGTTGAATGAGATTGGAATCACGTTAGAGCCGCCGCCAGAAAGAATCACCCCTAGTCGAACCCTAAAACCGCTGGCGCCGTCTAAGTATTGTACATCTAAGTAATCTAAGCGATCAAAGCGGTCATCAGACATGACTTGTTGGGCAATGTCTTCTGTCAGCGTTTGTTTAAGATCTGCAGCTTTAGTGTTCTTGTTGCCGGTAACTGCAGTAAGTCCGTAGGTAGGGTGTTTCTGCATAGAGGCTTTTTCTGTACTCATTAAAATCTTTAACGCCTGCAAGGCGTTAGACACCCCATATGAAAGAACAAGGTCTTGATCGGCACCAAAAACTAGATCCCCGCTGTCGTCTACCAGGATATCGACGCCGGCGGCTTTTTCATCGCGCTTGGAACTTCGCAGGAACCACGGCACTTCGTTATTTATTTCAGGGGGTGGCTCTTCTGAGCTGGGTATCAATACGAAGAAATTAGAATTAATGGTATTTTTTTGATAGACCCTAACGACAGCGTTGTCGATCTTTTTGTATTTGTCTAAGTCTGCCTCGCCGTCAACCTCGACCAGGATTTCGCCTGAGACTGGAATTTGGCGGAAGTTAACCACAACTCGCTGATCTGGCACTTTTTCTATGTCAGAACTTAGTATAATTATTTGCCCAATATAGATACGATCTAGGTTTGGAGTGCCGTCGGTGTGCAGTTTGGCGATATTGAAAATATTCTTGTTGGCGTTAACTATAAGCGGAAGTCTAACTCCAATTTCGTCGATATACGGAGGCTTAAGGCCGTTTGCTATGGAGATCTCGATCCATCGTTCCGGATCACCCATTGTTCTTTTGGCTAGCGTTTGAAGACTTTCACCATAATTTAAGCGTGTTAGTCTTCCAGATTTGAAGGTGCGGATGTCGATGTTTGGGTTGTTGGCATTTGCCCGCGCGAAAGCAAACGGGTCTACTGTTGCTGTAGATCCAAAAACTCCGCGAGAGTTTGCTAGCACCAGTGTAGCTGAGTCTATCGATACTTGAAACTGAAGCATCAGTTCTATGTATTCAGGGAGCTTATTTAGCAGCTGGGGAAGAGCACTTCGCTCGTAGATGCGATTGTAGTCTTCGTCAGAGCCGCCAATACGATCTGCAATTGCATCGCGACCGGATGCCATCAATTCGCGGATTCTGATAATGTCGCGCTTGTTCCATAGGTCTACGCGGCTTTTTTCCGCAGACACCAAGTCTTCCTCTACTCTCGACGTGGGGATGTCGTCCACCAGCAAGACATCAAATACAGTAAAGTACCGCTCTAAGAGCCGCGTAGCAGAAGGACGACTCGTCTTGCCTACGCGTAGCAACTCTACTAGACCCTCAAACTTAAGTGACTCTTGCTTTAGTCTGTTGGTGTCGCTGTAAGAACTAACACGCTGAGAAATTAAGTTAGCAATCTCACTCCAGTTCTCAACTACATAAGACAAGCGGAGCTCGATCAGCGCCGGGATATCTGCCATAGACAATGGGTCGCCAACTTGAACCTTTATCCAGAGGTTGAAGTCGGACAACGCCTGATATGCTTTGTCAACAACAGACACGTTAGGTTCCTAGAGTATTTAGTGCGCCGGCGGCGGAATTGATGGCGCCCTTGCCGTTGCGCACCGTGAGTTTTATTCTGGACAAGATCGACGGATCTTGAGTAAGGCCAAGTTGGTCAAGTCTGTCTTTAAGAGAAAAGAAACTAAACTGATTGCTGGCGATCGGCGATAAATCATATGCGCGAAGCTGGATAACGTAGTTGTAGAGCATCGGATTGTCAGCGCTGCGGCTAAGAGTAAAACGCTGAACAGCGCAACTATACTGGTTGTTGTCTTTATAGTTAACAAATACCAGCGGCACTTCTTGCCCTTTTGACATCGGAAGGCCAGATGCTGCAAACTTTTTGTGCTCTAGCAAGAACGTATACAGATTATGAAAAGCAGCGTATCCGCTAGAATCAAAGAAAACGCCTGGCTGGAATGGTTTGGCTTTACCAAGCGCAGCATAAATAGCGTCTTGAGCTTTATTTAAGGCCTGATTGACCTTGCCGATGGTTCCTGCAAAAAAACCGCCCAAGCTGCCAAGTATTTCGCCGCTCTGGTAGGACATCCGTCCCTTAGTTGCTCCAGACGTTATCGGAGCAGGGGGACCTACAAATTCCGGATTTGGGCTACTTATATCTACGGACTTATAGTATTTGGGGGCAAAACCGGTAGTACCCTGAATCGTTATGTCAAAATAGCGAACCTTAGAGTGCTCTTCTACGGTGCCGCCAAAGGTGGCTACTACATTGGTAGCGAAATGAGACGTGATCGATAGATTTTGCGGGCTGATGGGAAGAAAGAATTGCTTGCGCTTGACCGTCCCCTCTTCTTGAACCATCGCCTGAAAGGCATAAGGATAGGTTTGATACCAGCGCCTTCCTTCTAAGGGATAGGAAGCATCCTTGGGCTCGTCAGCCCCGCTGGAACCCGGAAAGGCTATTTCAGCAATCTTGCCAAGAATGTCAACCACTTACAGACTCCCTTTGATAACTTGAAGCTGAGCCTTTATCAGGTTAACTTTGACCCACAGAGGAGAAGATCCCATCGGATCGCAAGGACCTACTGGAGATCTTACTATTATTAGACTTAGCGCATCGATTAGTTTTATTAGTTGATCGATAAGTTCTATGCTTCCAAAACCGATGGCAATCTTCGGTGCCTTTATCTTTGCTGTTGCTTTGGCAGTCACCTCATACTGGGTTGTTGAGATCTTGTGAGACTTTAGCGTAGTAGATTCCCAGTCCAAGCTGGAAGTGGTCACTTTTTGTTTTATCTTGTCGATTTCAATAGTTACGGTACCAGATTTGATCGTTATCTTTTGACCAGGTTTGTCAAGCTTGATACTTTGTAAAAAGTTGTCCGATACCTCATACGACCCATCGCTTGTAAAAGTAAAGTAAGAACCAGTAGTCGCGGGGTTGTAGATGGCTGGCGGGATTGGTGCCCCCGGGGGAAGGACCTTAAGCAGAGCGGCATTCGTCGGAGCTCCCTTGAAGGTTACCTTGTAAGCTCCAGCTTGATCTACGGTAGTTTCTACGCCGTTAATTTCAGAAGCATAATATAGGTTGTCGGCTTTTGTTTTTAATTTTCGTGCCGGGTGGCGAAGGGCACCTAAAATTACACCATCAACACTTTGTCCATCTAGCGGAGCAACAACAACAACCTCACCTACGCGCGTGCTCCAGTTACCGGGCGACGGAATTGTTCCATTAAAAGAATTAGTACGAAGTTCCCAGTCTTCATAGTTATATACGTCTCCAAAGCGAGACATCTGGCGGCACGTCATGTAATACCGCCTGTTGCTGGCCAACACCTCTACTTGATAAAAAAGAAGGTCAGTACTTGGTTCATATTCTTCAGAACGAACGATGCCAACCCGCACATCCCCTTGCAGCTTGTTGATCAAGCCTTTGTTGCTTTTCCACAAAGAAGAATCACGAGTTATCGTCATTTTTGAGGACCATATACGGCAGTGTTGAAGTCAGATCCGTCTGGAACACCTAATGTAGTTCGATCCAGGCCGTAGGCGTCAGGATCGAGAAGCCCTTTGCCTTCTTTGTCTGTAAAAACACCACGAATAAAAGAAACAGTTGTCATAAAGCTGCGATAACCATCTGGCGAAACAGTAAATTCGTGTGAAACGCCCTCTACGTGGGCTAGTAACGCTGATTCTTTTACAATTTCACCTTGAATCGTAGGTCCTCCGCCAAGTAGGCCAGATGGTAATAACACATTTTCTCCAACGCCTATATATTTATCAAGCCCAACAAACGATACGGTACCGTTTATCATCTTGTGGGTATGAAAGTACCACTCTTGCAAAGACGGAACCCAATCTACAACGCCCTTAATAGTGTATTCGCCCCCGATTCTTGGAACATGGCGCGTACTAAAAAGTATTGGCTTAAAACCATCTCTTTGCAAAGAAGCTGTACTGAGTTTAGAGTTGTCTAGTTTTACTGTAGCCGGTATTGAAATTTGATAAGCTTCATTAAAAACTGGAGTCGCCATCCAAGATAAATCCGGCATTATTTCAACATAGTTTATGGAATCTCGCCAGTTGTCTCCGGCATTGAAATTGATTATTACGTTTTGATGTATCGGAGTGGTTCTCAGCAAAAAGAATGAGGAAGACAGAGGTCTCTGGGCTCCAGATATTGTAAATGGCTTTATGCGCTTATATAGCGTAGGTTTGGCCTGCGCGTCTTTGTAGTTACTCCAGTGCAATTCAGCTACCAGTTCATTAATGACAGAACACGACACCTCGTTCATTAGTTGCCACAAAGAATTAAGACCAATCAAGGTCTGTGGGTCTATTGCTCCGATACACTCTATGACATCTGTATATTTATCTTTTTGTGTTAAGACCCCGAATTTATGATTGTCGTTTCCAAGTAAAATTTCAGCTAAACTGGGTGTTTTTTCCCCCATCATTTTCATTAAATCGACTGGAATTCTGTACTGCGAAAAGGGAACTAAACGATTGGCATATTCGCCCAATTTGCCCAAACCCAAAACGTCTTGAAGACCGCTAGATCCCCATACTTTAATTATTGCCGATACCATTTCAGAAGTGCTCCCGGTACCAGAACCTTTCTTCTGCATGGCGTTGGTAACTAATGACAAATATTTGAACTTAGCAACTAAAGCTGTACCAGATTGGTCGTCTCCGCTAAAATCAGCAACAGGGTCTACGTATACAGACGAATCAAAAACCTGTCCCCAGTCGCGTCCAGAAACTGTGTAGTTAGTGGTTTTAGTACCAGAGCTCTGGTCTATGCTCGTAATAATTTGAACACTATCTATTCGCCCAATCATTTTTAGTGCTGTTTGTGCGCCGTTCTTTATTTCTTCTTCTGAAATAATACGCGGAGACATAAAGATACAAAGCCAGGATCCTGGTGTTAGGCGCCCAAGCCAGTTAATTTTGGAAGACAAAACAATTTCAAAAGCGCCTGCCGGTGATGACTTTACTTTTTGCGTCTTAATATTTATTACGTGAGGCGTTAAAACAACTGTTTCAAAAGCTGTCGGCTGTATCATTAGCCCGTTACCGCGTTCTATCCAGTTGTAAACAATAACCGCTTGAGTGGGTTGGTTAATCATTTATTCAACCCTCTCGCCAGCCGCTGCGGTTGTCCATCCACCCGCTTGGGGTGCTCTCTTGAATTTTTTGATTACTATCTGCCGGTAGAGGGGGTCTTGAAGCAGGGCCTGGAACTGATGGTGCTGAGCCTGTGTTTTTAATACCATTTAGCAAAAGATTAACGGCAGTACCAAAGTTAAGAACCGAATTATTGAAGTCTGCTACGTTGAATTGTCCTCCAGACACTTCACCAGCTTCGCTATCTTGTTTGGCTCGTAAAACATCCGCCATTGTATTTTGACTTTTTGCAGCTTCAAGTTCCACCGTACCGAGACCGCCAATAACGCCAACGCCGCGTCGTCCAGTGGTCCAAGACTCGTAGTCAGAAATAGACGCGGCTTCTTCTTGTTTTAAGATGCCTGCGGCACGCCCTGTTAAAGAAGGATCAATGCTAGATCCGCCGTATTGAACCTGCTCTTTGGGACCCGCAGCTCCTAAATATCCGCTAGACTCCAAACCCCTAGCAAGAGCAATTGCGGCCGGATCTGTAAAACCTTCTATAGCTTTTTGTCGTTCTGTTTGGTCCATAGAAGGTAAAGCTTCAAAGGTCTTTCGATCTTTATCTTGAATAAAATAATTAGGACCTCGTGTTACTGATGGTTCTTTTACTTCTTTTAGAATAGCCGAAAGGCGCTCACTAGCATCATCGCGTATTTTTCCGCCTTTGTCTAAAAATACCGGAGCCATAAAGCCGCGCGAAACCTGATCTACGAATCCAGCAGTGTCGCCTTTGGTTAGGCGTTCTTGAATATCACGGAAAAAATCAACATCGCGACTAACCACGTTTGCAGAAGAAACGACATCAATACCTGGTATTGCTTTTTCTAGTGCATTTTTTTGCATTATCGTGTTTAGCGACAGATCTCTAGTACCTGTTTGTCGCTTTAATAAATCTGCAGCAACAGCCGAACGCTGCTGACGCATTTCTTCCGATATTGGCGCAGCGGCCAGAGAGTTTACTCCACGCAGTAGAGTATCTCTAGCTCCGCCCATAATGTCTATACCTTTAGAAGCTTCAGCAGATGCAGACTGTGTCAATAGGCTCACCATGTTGGTGATACCTTTGGCGCTATCAACACCGCGCCTTACCGCGTCTGCCAGGATGTCAGCCATAGCAGAACCGCCACGCTCTCCTCCAGCTACGCCGGAAACTTGACCAAACAAACTGGCATATTGACCAGTGCCAATAACTCCTAAGTTTTGTGCTGTCGCCATTCTTGACATTACGGCGTCGCGGCTGCCAGCCGAAAGACCGGTAAAATTACGTCCAGAAGAGTTGACTAAATTACCGATCATCTCAGAGCGTTGACTAGTAGTAAAGAAACCAAGCGCGCCAGAGGGTTTTTCGGAACCCAGAAACTGGTTGATAATGTCGCTAGTAGCGCCAACACCGGCGCCTATTGTGTTTGCCCGTATCTGATGCGCTGAGTCTTTATATATATCCATTGCTCGTGACATTATCTTCATTTGCGCGTCTGTTAAGCGCACTGAAGAAGCGTAGTCGCTAGCGCGAGCCTCCATGCCAGGAATTCCTCGATATGCAGCAATACCTTCAGAAGCTGCGCCGGCCAGTCCTCCAATAGCAGTAGCGGCCGCTATTGTTGGACTACCAGTTACAAGTCCAGCCGACAACCCTGAAACTAAACTTAAACCAGTATTAACAATCGTCTTGCCGTAACCAACCCCGGTCGATATCCCTCCGCGAGAGTTTGCACTATCTACGGCAGACTTTTGGGCTGCCAGTCTAAAAATTGCAGCAGAATCTCCATGGGCAGCAGCTAGCGCATCTGAGTGTTGGCTATTAACAATGTCGGCAATACCTGCCTTCGCCATCCGCTCTCTACCGATTTGACTTACAGTAATATCTTGAACTGCGTCAAGAACATTTCCGCTAGCTCCAAGTAGAGCTTGAGCACGCTGTAGACGCATGTCCCGACGCCTATTTCCCCCGCTTCCGTCATTTTCAACTGCCCTAACAACAGCCCGCTGCTGTTCATAGCTTCTGCCGGTTCGGCGAAGCTCTTCGCGACTGGCGTCAAGCTTATTCTCAGCCTCTTCACGCGCTGCGCCGGTCACATCTTTGATCGCGGCAGCAGCTTCTTCTACCCTTAAGGAAAGGTCTTTGAAGCTGTCGCCTAGCTTTTGGAGTTTCCGTTCTTCTTCTTCGAGCGTTCCATATTTGCCTGTTTTAGCTCCGTGTCTTACTTCTTGACTCCATTCGCGCTTTCCAATGGCTCCACGAAGTTCTTCTGAGTACGCTAGATCTCCGGCTAGATCGAGCCCTTTTCGGTGAGACTGTGCCAGTGCGCCGGAAGCGATTGCGTAGCGCTCTCTTATCTTCTCCCCTCGACCGAACAAGGCAGTATATCGAGCGCGACCTTCGGGCGTGTTGATATCTTTTGCTGCTTCTTGAAGTTCAGCCGCGTGTTCGCCCCATTGACCAGAAAAAGACTCCAGCTCGCGACGCAAGGCAAGATCGCTTTTAGGGGTTCGCATGATGCCTGCCAGGACGGAAGGATCATTTGCGCGGTCGCGCGCCCCTTTGACAAGATAACCCGGTCGGGCATAGTGCTCTGCGCGGCGCTGAGAACTTGCTAAAGCTTGAGTGCCGTGCAGTTCTTCTAGTTCTAGTTTTTGTGCCCTAAGGGCATCGACGCTGCTCGATTCGCTCCCAATGAGACTCAATAGCGACGCAGAAGCCTGTGTTATAAACTTGTCGCGATTTATTCTAAACTCTCTTTTTACATTTCTATAGCTTTTAGACCCCTCTTGTAACCCCAGCCCCTGGGTGAGTAGTTCTCTCAAAGGAAGCTCGGTGTTGCTTTGTCCGGCTCGAGTTATGAGACCAGATTGAGTAAGTGCCGCCATTGGGCGTAGTTTACTAATCTCCCTTAGCTTTTCTTCAATCTGATTTTCTAGTCTTTTATATTCGACGGTTTCTAAGCCTTTCTTTAGGCTATCTAAAGGCTTAAAGATATCGGCAAGCTTACTCTCTAGGTTGCCAGCAAGATCGTTGAAAGTACGATCTACTTGATTTGGCTTTTTGGTTTTATCCGCCACTGAAATCCTCGTCTATGTCTTCGCCGAAAGATTCACCGAACTGAGCCTTGGCTTCTGCTAGTTCTTTTTCCATCCAAGCCTGATCTTTCTGGCTTGGCTTCCAACCCTCTTTGGCCTCTTTGGCCTCTTCAGCCTCAATCCACGCATCTACGTCAGCTTGCTTGGCTTCTTCTATTTTATCAGCCTCGTCCTCAGCGCGCTCTTGGGCTGCCAGTTCTCGCTCTATTTTGTCACGATACTCGTAATATAGTTCTTCTAAGGTATAGGTCTGCAGCAGCGGATCTTTAAGGGGTCGGTTGTAGGTTCGGCTCCACCAAGAGTGGAGAAAGCGCAGCTGAGACGCCTCGTTGTTTAGAGGTTCTCTAGCTGCGCTTTCTGCTAGCGCGCCGACCATATCTAGCGCCGATATTAGGCCGGCGCAGTCTTTCCCAGATCTTCTTTAGCCTTGGCGGCTTTTTCTTCTAGGTCTTTTTTCCACTGGGCAACTTCTTCTGACACTTTGTCGTAAAGCGCAACCAAAGCATCCTCGTCTTCGATGCTTAAACCTTGGCGCTGTTTCCACCATTCCGGCCCTTCTACGATCCTAACTCGCAGAAAACTCAGAACAGAAGCGATCCCTGAAAGCCCCGCAGAAGGAGCCGCCGAACCGTCGATAAGTCGAGTCTTTTCAAGTTCTTGTGCGTATTTGTCGGCTACGCTGAGACGACAAAGTACCGTAAAGTTACCTTCGTACTCGAAGCCCGAATCTCCGGTATGCTTGAAGTAGAAACTACGCTCTCGTTTAGGCAGATCCATGGCACCTCCTTGGTTACCAGGACCTTATACCACGATTGACGTTAGCCAAAAGCTTTAGTTAGGTTTTTAGCAGCCGTAGCTAACGCTCCACCTATGCCACCTGGATCGTCCGGCCTCTTTTCCATCTCAGAATCATCGATCGCGGCCGGCCTGGTTTCAACCTGCCACCCAACAGCACGCCAGTGCAGCGTGGTTTGACCTAGTTGCTCTGAGTTGATGTTAGAGTCTTGACCAACAATCATTGCTGCCCCGGTGCGGAATATGATCGCATCCGTAGCAGAATCTTTAACTTCGATGGTGATATATCTGTTCATGAGGAAGCTGAAGGCATCGGATTGCCATAGATTAGACTGGGGCGATTCGCCAGGAACCTGAAACATACCGAGCGTGCCGGACACAGAGATCCTGGTTGGTGCAATCTCCCACGGCAGCGCGTCGTCGATGGTTTGTATTTCAGTACCGTCGGTGCGCACCGACCAAGACACTTGAAAAGCAAAACCCACAATCTCACCGTTGATGCGAAGTACGCACCTAGCGCCGCTCATATACTTAGCTTGAGGCTTAAGCGTAAATATGGCGCCTAGTTGACCAGCAACGTTAGACGCAACCTCGTCAGCAAACCCAGTGCCAAACGGTTTGTCCGAAGTCCCTCTATCAAAGCCGCGACGAGTCAAATATCACCTCAGGCGTTTTGTTGACCCTGACCAGAAGGATCAGCCAAGAATGAGTCTTCGTCTAGATACTGGGCTATAAAATTAAAAGTCTGCGTCATCGCTGATCTTTTGTTTAGCGCCGTAACTGCATCAACAATTCTTACGTTTCTGAAGCGAGCTACACCAGAATACTCTTCCGTAAAGGTTTTAACCTGTCCGAAAGGCAACAGGGCCGTAGAGACGAACTCTACTTCTTTGGGCAAAACTTTCTGATAGATCTCGATGTCAAACTGCACTGCGTCTTGAAGCTTAGAGGGATCTAGCGAGTGGTGCGCACGGCCATCATTTGGTTTGCCAATGGTGTTTGCAATTGCGTTCTTGATACCGTCCCCGCGATTGGGAGTCCAAGACCCTACGCCGTTTCCGTCGTTGTGTGTTCCGTTTGGGGGCGCCAACCCATTAGCGACAGCACGACTTACAGCGCCTTCAATATAGCGCACTATAGTAAATGAACCGCTTACCTTGTAAGACAAAGGTTCAATAGAGCTAACCTCGTAGTTTCCTAGCGAGGTCGGGGTCTGGTGCGGAATAGAAACGCGATATTGAAGATCAGTAGCGTAGGCGAGCGTCACCCCGTTAAGCTTGATCTTGCAGTTCGCCCCAGTGGGGAAGAATGACGCTCGCCCAGACATCTTTCACCCATTAACCAAGATCAGGGCCAACACCGCTAGCGGCTTGAGTAAAGTTGAAGCTATCGTCTTGCAAGAGGATACCAACGAAGCGGTAACCCTCCTGTAGAATACCGCGCTTATTTACTGAGCCGCCCATAGAAGTGAGGGTGCAGTCAGTTACCTTAACAACCTGCTGTACAGTGCCGCCGGCATCCGCATTGTTTGAAGCGTTAGCTGTTAGTTTCTGAAAGATAGCGATATCAACAGTACTGTTGGCAAGTATCTGAGCAGGATTGAACGCACCACCCATGTTACCGTCAGAAGCCGGAGTTGAACCAGAAGCGAGCTGTCCGGTACCGTTACCGGTGGTAGAAGCCCCCGGAAGGGTTGCTGTCACCGCAAGATCTTTAGCATATCGAACTACCGTAAACGACCCGCTAACTGAAACAGCCACCGGCTCGTGCGATACTACTTCATAGCGTCCCATAGTTTCAACTGGAATAACTGTAGTTTCAACAGCATACTGAATATCAGTTGCGTATGCGATAGTGCGACCACCAAGAACAATCTTGGCGTTACTGCCAGTAATCAAACCTGCCTTGCGACCAGCCATCTTCTCTTCTCCTCTGGGACCCTAGAATCCCGTTACTTTAGGGTCAGTACGAACCTACGTACTAACTTCTACTAGTATACCATGTTTAGACCTGATAATAAAATGCCCCTAGTAACTCTAGGGGCATTTTGTAGCGCTCATACTTATTAAAGATTAGGCAGTCTGCGTCGCGCGTTGCAGTGCAATTTCGCTTAGTACGAAGTCGATGCCCTCAACGAGCTTAACAGTTACGGTGATATAAATGGTGTTACCATCGATTCTCACAGACAAATCTTTAAAGCCTTGTGGTGCGTCACTAGTTGCGACCGTAATCCCTTGGGCTAGGAACGTAGCCAGCACGCTCTCGGCGGTCGACTTAACCTCGGCTGCGCGAACCGTATTCTTCTTGCCGACGTAGCGAGCTTCCATGGTGTTACGGAAGTTGAAGGCGACGATGTCGGCGGCGTAGATAACGTTTCCGCGGTTGTAGACCCAGTTGTCGTCGATGCCGTAGGTGGTGTTGTCTACGACGACCCGGAAGCCGCCAGTTTGTGGGGACTCGAGGAAGGTGATGCCTCCTTGGATAGCGTCGTCGTACTGGGTATCCGGATCGAAGTCGAGAACGACATCCTCCTCGGCCGTTGTCATTGCTTGGCCAGTCTGGCGGATGCCGGAGCAATTAAGGAACTTGAAAGTTAGCGGGGTGCCGATTGGAGAGCCGCCGCGAGCGCCAGCCATAAGTGACGAAAGTGCCCAAGGTTGGAACCACTTGATGGTGCCGGCCGCGTCGATCTGGCGGATGTCTTGGATCGCGAGCTGAAGACGAGCGTCTGCTAGATCGCCAGCTTTTGAGCGACAGGTTTCGTAATCGGCCTTAAGCGACAAATAACCTTGACGCTCAGACCGCTTCTTGACGGTCTTCATCATGGAAATGTGGGTTTTAATTGCCTGGTGAATGCCGTCGATCGTATACGTCGAGGTTGCTTCAGTAAGAGAATCAGCGGCATCGGCAGTGGCATCGCGAGAGAAGAGAGGAACCAGCGAGTTGACGTGGAACTTCTCTAGCTTCGCAAGACCATCTACAACGTCGACCGAAAGAGTCGCACCCTTAGCTCCGCCAGCAAGGAATGTTTCAGTGAGCGCTGCCGGAAGGCCGGTGCTAGCAGGATCAACAAGGTCGCACATCCCAGACTGGTTAAACAAATCTTGAACCTCAAAAGCATCCTTCTTGATGCGGGCAGGTTTTGCGCCAGAGGTCGAGAAAGCGCCAACGGTGGTTGCTAGATCAAGAAGATTGGGCGAAATCTGGTTGTAAACAGAGTTGGTAACAGAAGCGGACCAGCCAGAAGCTAGACTGATGGCTTCTGCCAGTTGTTTTAGCGTAACATAGTCAGATTTGGTAAGAGTTGTGGCGCCGACAGAGTCCGTAAGGGTTACCGAGGTAGCCGACACAGAAACCGATGCTGTCGTGGCGCCGCCGCTGGAGTCGCGGCCGATAGCAATAACGGCGTGACCGCCGACCGTGTCTGTTTCGACGATGTTGTCGCGGCGGTTGTTAAGAGTAATCGAAGCAGTAGGCTCTGCAGCGGGAACCTTAAGTCCAGCCGTTAGACCTAGCAGAGCTAGATCGCCTGGAGAAGAGTCGATCAGTTCGAAGGTTTCGGAGCGACCTTCAGTGTAAAGGTTTGCATCAACTACGGTCTTAATGACCAGGGCGCTTCCGACGTTTGAAGCTACTAGATTCGTGCTGAAGGCCGGCAGACCATTGAGCTCAGAAACTAGAGCGCCGATGTTTGCGTGGCTGCCAGATCCAAGAGTAACGATCGTACTCGCCCCACCGTTGTAGCGGTAGGAGAATGATGCAGCATCGAGGGTTGCGCCGAACGAAGCGATCGTTCCGCCAGTTGACTCAGCTTGACCAGCGTTGGCAAGAACGTTTTTGTAGGTTACGCGGTTGCCACCGGTGCCCCACTCTTCGGCGCGGACGGTACCGTAAGAGGCGGCAAGTGCCAGTGAGGCTCGGGTGGAGGCGTTGGTCTTGTAAACCCAGACTGTCTGGGCTCCACTTGGAATTGCGCCGTCAGAAGCGGGAGAGAACAAGAACGCGAGGGCGTCAACGATTGGCCCAGAGCGATATTTGGCGCGGGCCTCAGTAAGGCGATCTGCCGTGTAGAAAACGCGGCTAGCATCAACCTCTGAAGCTCCAGGAGTGCCAGCATCAGCTTCACCGACGATAGCCACGAGGCCAGCCGGTCCAAGCGGAACGTTGCCGCCAAGATCGATAGTTGAATCAGAGTAACCACCTGGCTTATAGATGGTTGAACCGTTGAAGCTAACGCTGATCGCCATGTTCCTACTCCTTAACTATCGGTGGCCAATGCCCCTATAGACTATGATCCGACTTCGATTATAACACCAGCGCTTAGCTGAAAGTCTGGTATAGGTCTCAGAACCTAATACCATAAGCTTTGGCCGCCGAATCCCAAGCTTCCTTGGTGTGCTTGCCGGTCAAACCCCTTCCTCTTGCATCAGCTTGCAAGATCTCTCTGACGTGGTTTGGCTGACCCAAAAGCCTTCCGGCAGCCGCCCACCATTCTTCAAATGTAAGTGTTTGTTCTGACTGTGTTTCTTGCGGAGCATTTTCAGCAAGTTCACGCTCGAAGGCTCTCATAGCCTCCATCGTTTCGTCTTTGTCTCGCTTCTTAGCCATCGGTCTTCCTCTCGTAGTTAACGCCTTCAGTAGTTTCTGGCAGCACTTCGCCTGAGTCTGGGTCCATCGGCCCTTCTGGAACCGTTTTTGGGGTTCTTATCGCAGGATCAACAAACACATCTACATCTACGTCAAACGGACCGTTAAACTCGTTGGCGGTCCAAGTATTGAATACCGTTAACCTCATCTTTAGCCACCGCGACCAGATATTCTCCGGCATTCGTGCTGCTTCTTTTTGCCAGTCACTAACGCTGAAGGTTTGTATCTCGATTCCAAGACCCTGCGCTATATTCTTATACTTAAAAAGTATATAGTTAAGTATATAGTAAAGCCACAAGACTTGGTCTGCCGCCTTGGTGCCGTGGATC